ATGATTGGACGCACAAGAGGTATGTCTGGCTCTGAAAATATCGAAGAGATGCCTGCAAAATTACAGGGACAACGGCCTTATCCCTTATTCAAACATAGGCGGGAAATTCTTCTATCGGGAAACGGATATTCAGGAGATATTGAGTGAAGGACTTGTAAAAAGGAAATAGGCTATGGCAGACATTATCACAAAGGATTCGGAAGAGTTCAAGGAACTGACCGGATGGATAAGGAGAGCGGGTAAGGCGGCTGAGGAAGCCACGGCAAGAATACGCCCCACGATTGCGGATGAGCATTACCTGACTGGAGATGATGTGTGCGAGAGGCTGCACATCTCACGGCGGACGCTACAAACCTTGCGTGACGAGAACATGGTGTCCTATACTACCATCGGCGGAAAGATTCTTTATCCCGAAAGCGGACTGTATGAGGTGTTAAAAAAGAACTATCGGGATTTCCGAAGGTTCAGGAAATAAAGAAAAGACAAAAGGAATGTCCCTCCGGCCTACCGGCTGAAGGGGCATTCCTTTTGGTCGGTCTTAGACGGCCAGTTTGTAAACATGGCCTATCTTCTCGCATAGTTTGTCGGTATCTTCGCCCACTTTCGGATTGATAAGCTCAGCATATACCTGCGTGGAAAGGATGGAGTTATGCCCTAATACCTTTTGCAGGGTTTCCAACGGCATCCCTTTGAGAATGGCCAGAACTGCAAATGTATGACGTCCGATATGCGGGGTGATTTCGGTATGGCAATCGCACTTCTTGCCGATGATTCTGAGGCTGAGGAACATCGTGTTGTATTCGCCTACGGGGAAAACACAATCGGGGGAATCCTTCTTTTCGTCCACACCCCTGTATTTCTCAATAAGCTCAACGGCTATGGGCAATAACTTCACGACATAGGCCACTCCGGTTTTTATACGGTTGCCCATCAGCCATGTGCCTCCGTCGGAATCGGTATGGATGTTGTCATAAGTAATGGCTTTAAGGTCGGCATATGCAAGACCGGTGAAGCACATGAAGAGAAACATGTCCCGCATGGCACGCTGGCGTTTGTATTTCAGATCCACATGGATGATTCTCTGTAATTCCTCTTCAGTAAGAAAAGACCTTTTCTTGTATTCCGGTTTGCACTCGAAGGATGTGAAAGGATGAACTCTCAACCACCCCTTTTCCTGCGCGATGTACATCAGCCATTTCAGGGTGTTAATACGGTTGAAAGCGGTGGCATTCGCATTGCCTGCCGTGCCGAGCATCCATGTGTAATAATCCTCAATGAACGATTTCTCAAGCTCGTCAATAGCTATATCCTCGATGTTCTTTTTGGTTTTCATGAAAAGCAAAAGACTTTTGTAGTCGGCAACCAGTCCACGGTAAGTGCTTTCCGCCTTTCCTTTACCTATCTTTTCTTTATACGATTCAAGCTGTTCTCTGAAGAGCACCATAAGAGTATGGCATTCCTCTGAGAAACCTGCATAGCGGTTATATACTTTCTTGGCCGTAACAAAACTGTCATGGTCGCAGATGTACTGATAGTGCTTCGTTATCTGCGCCTTGATGTTGTCAAGTTCTTGATTCAGTGTGCGTGCCTCTTCGGACTTGCCTTTCGCACGGTTGGCTTTTACGTCCCATAAGGAAAGGGACACTGTTCTTTTGCTGCTGAAACCCGCTTGGGTTCCATTGACTGTGATGCGTCCCATTATCGGGGCCTTACCATTTTTTACTGACTGGTTCTTGGTGTAGAACAATACTTTGAATGTGCTTCGCATAACTCAACTTTTTTTAGTTACAAATTTACTTTCTGTTGAGTTATCTGATACTATGCAAAAACAAGCAATAGGCTGAAATATAATATATTACACTTCTTTTTATAGCATATTTGGCGGAGTTACGATTTGGTAACCTAACTCCTTTCCAAATCTGCTTTTTTTTGCTTTCCTTTTGCCTCACTGCTAAAAATATGTTTTATAACCATTTGATTTTTAGCGTAGTTGCATTATCCTTACACATCGTTTAAAAATACTTGGTTTCAATGCCGTGAAACTTTAGATTTATCAACAAAAATTTCACTAATATCATTAGTAATTTCTATTTTAACATTCTTCGCTGGTTTTATTATATCAGAATTTATAAGACGGCATAATAAAAGTCATAACCTAAAACAGTATAAACAATTTATAAATGAATGGGTTGAAAAAAGTAATGCAACTCTAATAGATTATATAAATTCATTAGAAACATTTTCTAATAAAATAAAAACAAATACAGATTTAAACATTGCACCTTGGAGAAGTGGTATTATTCATCTTTCAGAAATTAATAAAATCCCATTAGAAAAGTTCTCAGATATATACATTTTCGGATTAAGCAAGAAAATAGAAAATGAGAATAGAAAACAAATAATGAACTTTTTGTACCAAATAGAATATTTAAATAAAGCACCAACTCTAATAATGGAAGTGTATAACAAGTATTGTGAAAACAACCAAAGAGTAATGGACGAATGGAATACATACTATATGCAACTTTTAGATTTATTTGGAAGTACCAAAACTATCAATCCACAAACAATCGAAGGTTCTGTTTTCCTTGAAATTTACAAATTATTTATTCCATTAATCAATACATCAAATGGAGAATATGCCGGAACTGACAAATGGAAAAATGAGTTTGTTATCCCTGCAATAAATATTCTGACAAGAAAGGAATGTTCTGACTTTTCTATATTGGCTCAAATAATGATTCTTGTCAGAAATCTAAATATAGTAATTATAAAGCATGATAAACTAAACGACTACAGTAGGGTATTTGATAGTTATGTGGAGAACTTGAAAAAAGCTCAACTGATTATTAACAATTCGATGTCTTATTTCGATGGAAAGGAAATTAGACATTTCTGTATATAGCAGAAATAAGCCGGAGCACTAAGCCCCGGCTCATTAATTGATTAGCCCTTTGAATTTTAACCGATTTACGATTTCGGTATAAAGATACTCTATATCCCCGCTGAAATCCCCATAATTCTGATACAGAAACACGACATCTGCATGGTTGTCGGAAATAGTACTAAGTGCTACTCTTGGACCGGAACTTTTATAAAATGACGTACTATCATTTGATTATCTTTAGCTTGTTATACCAGCGTGAAGAAAAAGGGAACCACCCGATTAAGAATGATTCCCCGAAAATGGTTACTTTGTATAGTTTGCTCATGGCTATTTCTTTTTCAAATTAGACATCACACATTTAATCACTTCATAAATGAAAATAGCAAGAAAAATAGTAGTCCATGGATATTGGTTTATCAGTTCATAAAAATCTCTCATAGTTTTACCTCCTTCCACTCACTTTCTATAATCACATGTTCACACTTATTACACCTATGCAAATAAGTTGGGAATGGTGCCGTTGTATAGTCCTCAACAGCTATTTCTATACTGCCACATTCCGAACATTCTATCTTTACCTCTTTGATACTGGGATAATCCCAAAAGGATAATTTGCCTTTCACGTCCTCAATTGGATTTTCGTAGAGAATAGGGTTAGCTAGTACCCAGTTATAAACTCCTTTCTCTGCCCAGATGGAAGGATGGTTTTGTACACAGTCTATTATCTCGACGCTTCCGATTATGGAGCCTGTACAAAAACTAAAATCTTTCCACTCTTTGTTTTCCGGTAATGCCAATAACTGCTCATTGGTAAGTATTGAATCATAGAAATTATCATAATTCAAAGGTTTACCGCTTGAATGAATCAGTACCCTCTGCCCTAAGTATTTCTTAGGGCAGCTCCAAGTACGGTTCTCAATGTCTTTAATACCATGGACTATCAAAGAGGCCCACGGCTGTTTTATGGTTATTGCTTTCATTTTTTATTGTTGTTCTTTAATATCTCATCAAAAGACGGAATAGGAAACCATGCTTTTATCACTCCTTCATCGTAAAATAGATGAGGATAATCCCTAGTTGATGCAAACTTATTCCATCTTTCAAAGAAATAAACTTTCTCAATAACATCACCGTCAGTAACAAAGTAATACCCATCCTTTTCTGGCAACCGTTCCTTAACACTTATCCAAGGCGATTGCTTGGATTGCCATTCAGCACCTTTTATAAAATATTTCTTCGCCACTGCTGGCAATCCTCCCCAATCAGGCATCTTATCGTAAGCCATACTTTTGGCTGCTTCTTCTAATGTTTGTTTCATAATTTAATGTATTTTCCCATGGTTGATTTTACAATAATCTTATTATCGGATGATGGCATTACAACCACATTCCCGGCATCTGTGCTAATTTTTAAGATAGGATTAGAATTTGCGTCAATACTGGCTACTATAATCATATCTCCAAAAACATATCTTTTATCTTGTTCTAATTCATTCATTTCTGTTCAGTTTTGTTCCTTATTGATCAATTACTTTTTTCAATTTATTAAAAGCCTTCTCTTTATCAAATCTAATCCCATCTTTGAACTCCAATATCAACTCCCAAAGCTGGCTTTTGTAAACATCACCTGCTTTATAGTCAGTCTTATAATGGTATTTCTGTGTAGTGGTTATTTCCTTAAATATATTCGTTGCATTAAGATATGCGGCTCCCCATTCTGTAAGCTCTACACTAACGGTATCATTCAAATCTATTTCTATCATAAATATTCCTTTCTCATTAGTGTTACGTTAATCCTCAATGGAATACAATGCCTGCATACACTCAAAGGGGAAAGATGAATTTAAAGCGTCATATATTTCTTTCGGTATATCATCTTCGCTTTCAAAATTACCTTCAACACTTTCAGATCCAAATGCTGTTGCAACATGCTTCTCTTTATACTCCTTACCATTAATGGTTGCGGTTGTTTCCCATCCGTTAGAGGTTACTTCGATTACTATCTTATTCATTACTTTCCTGTTTTGAATTTCTTGTTTATTTCTTTTTCAGCAGCTCTGGCCCCTTTCTTGAAACCTTCCACAAAGCTGTCAAAACAAGCTCTATGGATTTCTAAAGTACATCTTCGCATAAGTGGACAAATCGAACATTTTTGGCTAAGTCCGGCTGACTTCTTGGCTATTTTCGTTACATTTTTCATTGGAAACTTAAATTAATTATTACGATTTCTTTCCGCTGCGACTTCACTCATACACATCTTGCACCAGGAGGTGAGACATCGGTATTCCTTATCCCCACATCTGACAGTCCTGTTATAGAACCGGTGGAGCGGAAGGGAACGTCCGCAATGCGGACAAACCTTTCTTCCGGCTTCCGTACCTGCAACCGTCTTGGCTTTACGGTGTACAAGCGTACATCCCCTGCATTCATCCAGTCTGCCTTTGTATTTCCGGCATTTGTGCAGGGAGATGCGCCCGCATGGAGCGAATTTCTCGCAGTCGAATCTGGGTTCTGTATGATAGATGTTCATACGGCACTGTCCATCAAATCAAACAATGTGGGTGCGCTAACTTCCATCTCCGCCTCATACAGATATGAAAGACTGTCTTTCCAATAGTCATAATTCAGTTCAGTAGATAATCCCTTACGTTTCAGTCTGATGGCACAATAAGGTACTGTGCCGATACCTCCGAAGGGGTCAAACACCAGCTCACCCTTGTTTGAGTACCGTTCAATCAGTCTTTCAACGATATCGAGCTGAAGGGGACAGATGTGGTTCTGCCGTTTCTTCTGTGACTGCTTGGTATTAAGCGTGCGCATACGGGTGACATCATCCCATATCCAGGGCTTCTTGCTTACCGGGTCAACGGCCATGAAGGTTTTTGGCAGCTTACCGTAGGATTCCAACTCTTCGGCAAATGCAACGTGTTCCTCGTAGTTATAGATATGCTCGCGTTCATAATTACGGAACAGATGGCGTATCTTGTCAATACCAGCACCTTTCATGTCCTCATAGCTTAACAGGGAGTTGCCAGATGATTTCCAACTTGCATGGGCGTCTATCTGCCAGCGGGCCAACGAGTATTCACTCTTGTTCTTTGTCACCGGCAAGTCAGCGTATGCACGTGAGGTATCAGAAGGTAGTTTTCGGAAGAGAAGAACATATTCCGGGCAACCGATACCCATCTTTGAACCGTCCTTACACATTTCAGTATAGCCAAGTCGGTAAGTCTGGTTATTCTCCCTTACTACATCCGTATCCACCGTGATACGTCCCATGTAACGGAAGCCGTGTTTCATGTAGTGGAATACTGTCATTTCGCTGAAGGGGTCAATGGTGGGCATGCCGTCGCCCGTGGCATTACCAAACAGTACACGGTCTTTCACATGGATGCAAGCCAACCGCCCCGGCTTCAATATGCGCATAAGTTCAGGCGTAAGGTAATCCATCTGCTCAAAGAACTTGCCGTTGTCCTCATTATGTCCGAAATCATTATAGGTCGGAGTGTACTCATAGTGGTTGGAAAACGGGATGCTGGTTACAATCAGATCTACCGAATTATCTTCCATCTTCTGACATTCAAGAACATTGTCGTTATTGATCGCTTTCCAAAGTTTACCGAATTTTTCCTCACGACTGGCGAACATCCACCGCATCATCTTCTCTTTCGCTTTCAGCCCATACAGTCCGTTTTCACGTACTATGCCGGTCATCTTGGCTACCATCTCCTTATGTTGTGCCCATTTCTGCATGAAGCTCTTGTATATCTCTCCCTCGCTTTCCGCATAGACCAAGTAGAGGTCAACTGGATGTTTCTGCATGAATCGGTAGATACGGGCTATCGCCTGGAACTTATCGTTGAAACGGTAGTCGATAAACATGATTGCCTTGTGACAGTGGTACTGGAAGTTCAAACCCTCACCAAGCATTTCGGGTTTAGCTGCAAGGTATTTCAAACGGCCATCTTTGAAATCAGATATAACCTTGTCGGCTTCTTCATCATTCTGTGAGCCGTACACAGCCTTGCATCCGGGAATAACCCGACAAAGTTCTTCACGTTCCTTTTCTAAGTCATGCCATAGTAGAAAATGCTCATCTTTATTTTCGGGGCGGTTAATGATTTCCACCACACGGGCCATTTTTTCAGACATATTATCCCGGCGTTCTTTCGCTGCATCAGCAAGTCCGAGAGCAGCTTCACGGAACATCTTCACTTGTCCGTCACGGTCGGTACCGGCAGTGGAGTTATCCACGCTTACGACTTCTTCATGTACACGAAGTTCCGGCAGTTCATATCCAGTATCGGGATAACCGAGGTCGGACGGTTTGGTGAGGAACAACGCCCATGTAGATACCCATAGCCAGAACTCCTTTTCCTTGTGCGGATAAAGGGTAAAGTTATTCGCTTTCGTGCTGTCTCGCTGGAAGAACCTTGTAAGTGCCTGCCCGGTATCCATCACTCCAAGGTAGCCGGCATAGTGTATCAGCTCCTTGTATCTGTTGGGTGATGGCGTGGCAGTGGCAACAAACCTGTACGGAACTTCTGCAAACAGAGGAAGAAACTCCTGATAGGTCTTGGTCCCGAATCCACGTAATACGCTCGCTTCATCCAATGAGGTAACGGTAAAGTAGGAAGGTTCTATTCTTATTCCGTCTTCACCGTCACGGACACGTTCATAGTTTGTCACCATGATATTGGTCGGACATTGCTTTACCTCCTGCATAGTACGTACATAGTTCACTTTCATGCCCAGATGCTTTTCGGCCTGTGTCAGGAACTCCACTACTACACGCTTGGGGCAAACTATCAACCCTTTGCCTCCTGTGCGGTTCAGGATCACCCGCAGTATCTCCAACTGAGTTACGGTCTTCTGCATACCGAAGCTGGAGAATATCGCCCTGCAACCGCCGGAAACAGCCCAACGTACTGTATCTTTCACATGGGGATATAAGTACGGGGTAAGTTCATCAGCCTTAACTTCAAATCCTGTCTGATGGCTGATTGCCATCTTGTCTTTCAAAAATTCTATATAATCTTTCATTATGCTATTCTTTTTTTGATTAAACTCATGTTCTTTTCCACAAGCCTTATAATGCGGTCATGATACTCTGATGTTCCGTTGCATACGGCTCTTGACTGTACTATCTGAAAAGATTTAAGATTCACTTCGATGGTTTCCACATGTTTTTCTCCGGCTATGGCTGTCATGATCAGGCATTCACTGCGTCTGTAATACCTGTTGGCGTATACACAATGGTGCATGGCTTTGCCCTCCTTGTAGAACTGGGTTACGCTTTCAAGCGGACGGATGGTTATGCCGTCGCCTTTGATTTCCATGCCGAAGAATCTTTCCATCCGGTTGTAGAATGATGCTATATCCTCCTTGAGCTGCTTTTCTTTTTGGATAGCCTTTATTCTGTCCCTTTCCCTTCTTTGCCTTGCCTCAATTTCATTTTTCTTTCTTAGTAATCTGTCGTGCTCGGCTTTTAAATTTTTGGGACATACGTATTTGGCGTTATGCAGATCCTTGTGGAAATAGGACAGCAGGCTTATATAGTCATTCCACATGCTTGCATCTCTGATTATATAACGGTTGCGGTTGCAGATGTTGAAGGACGGTTTATATCGGAGTTGGTAATAGCCCGTTTTGTACATGTGCTTTAACATATCCGTCTGTCCGGTCTTGATACATAATTCCGCATCATTGCCACCTTTCAGAAGGTCTCGTACAAGTTTTGAGGGGGGTACATCGGGGAACCGTTTCCCGATTCCCCGCTTTCTCAATTCCGAGATCAGTTTCTTTCTTGGATATATCCATCCCCATATCGCATATAGGTCTCCACGATAATTCCAGCTGTAACTGCCGTATTCACCCTTTATGCTCAGTGGTTCCGAATATATCCATCCGCTGCTTCCCATATTCATCGGTTTTGCCATGATGGTGCGTTTCCCCTCGACGGTGATCCATTCCTGAACCACTTCAAAGAAAGTATAGTGAATATAATCCTGTCTGCTGTTCAAATCAAAATTCCTTTTTCTGACGTACTTGCAGCATAGTATATGTCTTATGATTTGGAACTCTCCGGCGGTCTGTAAGATGGACATATACTTTTCTTCCTCGACTTTTCGTTTCCGGCTGACCTTTGCGTCCAGTTTGTGGTGGCAGTATGGGCATTCGGTCGTATCACCGAGCAGGGTGGTTCCCAGCTCGCTATTGCTTGTGTCTATCCATGTTCCGCCGCACTCGGAACACCATAGCTCATCCTTGCACCTATATGCTTCGTGGGTGAATATATGTTCTTTCGCCCATTCTTTTTGTACTTCGGTAACGGCGGACAGTTTGCCGCTTAGTTCGGTTACACGTTTCTCAAGTTTCGTTCTCGGTTTCATGATTAGAACAGGCTCATTTGTTGGACATTATCATCCGCTTTCTTTCGGACGTTTTTCTTCCTGAGTGTCTGGTATTGTTCTTCCGCCAGCCGTGCGATTGCTTTGTCACGTGCCGCTTTCTTATCTTCTTCGGTGAGTTCCACAGGTTTGGCGGAGGATGATACGGACGTTTTCTCTCCGGCAGGCAGCCGGTTTATTTTGATATCGTCCTCATCATAGTAGTGCACTGCCATCCCGTAGACCTCCTCGTCTGAAATCGCTACGGCGTTACCACGCTTCCTGGCTTCACCCATGATATAACTACAGCATTCATCAATGCTTTTCTTCTCATTCGCATATTTGGGGGCGAACAGTGAATCTTCTTCCGCCCGTTTGTCCAGATAGGCTTTGATTGCCTGTTTGAAACTTTCATTACTTGCCATGGTTACTTAATTTTGAAGTGGTTGATAATATTTATTTGTGATTGATTCTGATGTTATACTCGCATAAGAATTTTCCTATATCGTCGCTTGCTATATTGGGAGGTGGTGCATTATCTCCGTATATAGCCCGTATTGCATCCTCATTTCCCCCGTATGCCTTCCAATAGGTGTAGGCAGTATGGTTGTTTGGAACGTTAGGAAAAAGTTCTGTGAAGGCGCTGAAATCGTTTTTAGCCTTTTTTTTGAGTTCCTGAATGTTTTTTACTCCCTCAATCATGGCGCACGCTGCATCTTCTATCCGGGTGAAACCTTTTTGGGATTGTTTCATGGCGGTTTCATTGGACAGTTTGACGTGCTCGTCTCTTCTATCCCTGCAAAAGTCCGATAGGGCTACCATAATGGACTGGTTGTTTATCCTGTTTCCCCAGACGAACTGTCCACGGCTTCCGTTTTTAAGCTGTGTGAAGAATATGCAAAGCTCGGCCAGATTGAGAAAATAATAGCTGGCCAATATGCTTAGCGCCGTTTCGGCAAGTTGTTGAGGTGCGATATCAATGCCTGCGTATCGGAGGATTGATTGCAGGTGCTCTGTGATAATCCTGACTGATGTGGCGTTGCCGAAGACAACATTGATGTCCGCAAGGGTGGGAATACCCTCAATCCTGATTGCTTGTGCTAATGTCAGGTTACAATTCAGCTGGGCTTGCGTGCCGGACCAGTCGTCAACCAATTGGGAGGCTGTTGATCCATTTCTCAAGGTCTGCTGGAGCGGTGTCAGTGTCTCCGGCTTTTTCCTGGATTGAGGTATCTGTCCTGGAGACATTATCACAGTGATCTGTTTTTGTAGGCTTGTTTCCATTTTGAAGTCTTTTTTCGATTATCCAAAGGTTAGCCCGGCTGTCCCATCGTTCAATTTTAGCCCCGTTGGTGTTTTTCCAGCTTAGCGCATCGAAGTGGTAGAAGAATATCTCTGCCTGCTGCTCCCAGTCCGGGAGCTTGTCACGGAAGTAATCTTTCACCTGTTCCAGGGTAGGGGCTATAAATTCGGTTTTTGGTTTTGAAGGCTTCTTTTTAGGTTTTTCCTGCTCGGGCTTAAATAACTCGCTAGAGTTATTATTATCTTTACTCTTAAGTCTTATATTAATGTTAGCCTTTTTACTTAAAGGTTTACTTAAGTCATTACTTAAGAGTTTACTTAAGGGTTTACTTAAATCATTTAAGTAATAAACGGGCGATTTCGCATTTTTCTTACCTGACTCAAACTGTAGTAAACCTTTTTGCTGTAATCTGTTCCTGACTTCAATTACGGTTGGTTCTGATATACCGGTTGCGAGGACGATTCGTCTGTTGGGACACTCAAACGGATTCTCCCAACCCCGACTATTGCACTCGTTCAAAAGGAAGAAGTACAAATAAACTTCGTTCGAGGAAAATGCTACACTCTGATGTGTCTTCCAAAATTGGTTTACGTAATCTATATAAGTCATTGTAGGTAAGAATTTACTTCGTTTATGAACTCCTGTAGTGAATGGCAGATAACATACTTGTTTTGGTATCTTTCTGCTTCTGTCTGCCACGTTCGTTGGTGCTCGCTCTGTGTACCCTTCGGTGTCTTCATCTCTATACAGAGGGAAGCCCATCCCTTTTTGGGTATGAGCAAAATCAAGTCTGCTACACCTCTCACTGCTCCTTCATACTTCATCCGTGCTCCTGTCTTGGCATCACGTTTGCCACCGTTGGGCACTGCAAAAAGCATACGAGCCAGTTTGGGATATTGTAACCGGAACCATACCAAACAATCATGTTGTATTTGGCTTTCTGATAATGGTGTTGTCTGTTTCCTCATATTCTTCCGTTGAATAGGTTCATTGCCATATCTACCACATTCTCCTTAACCACATCATCCGTCCCTGTCACTCCGTTGGCTATTCCTTTTTTGGTCTGAATGACATCATACATATATTTGTCGATAGTATCCTTTCCAAGATAGTAGTAACAGTTTACGTTGTTCTTCTGTCCGTTCCGATGTGCTCGGTCTTCTGCCTGCTCACAATCGGAGAAAGTCCATGGGAACTCGATAAACGCCACACGGCTGGAAGCTGTCAATGTAAGACCTGTACCTCCTGATTTGTAGTTAAGGATGATCAGCTTGCAAGAAGGGTCGTTTTGGAAGCGGTCTACCGCTGTCTGTTTTTGAGTAGCATTGTCTTCGCCTGTAACGGTGACAGCTTCAGGGAATATCTTCTTTAATTCCTGTACTACTTCTTTCAGGTAAGCAAAGACTATCAGTTTCTCACCTCCGTCAATCACGTCATGGATGAATTCGGAAAAGACTTTGATTTTTCCCCTGGCTGATATGGCTTTCAATATTCCCATTTTCACCATTACCTCGCCTCTTAATGCCTTGGCCACCTTTTCATCGTCCGCATTCTTGTAAGTTCGGAGATACTGTATCAGGTCGGCTTCCGCTTTGTCGTATTCTTTGCGATTGGATATGTCCACCTCTATATATTGGCGTGACTTGTCCGGCAACTGAGTGAGTACCTTGGCCTTTTCGCGCCGGAAGAAGCAGGTCGATGATAACCTCCAGTTCAGTTCTTTCACATTGCTTGACTGTTTAGGTCCATCGCAGAACCTCTCTACGAAATACTTGTATCCTCCGAAATCCTCTAATCGTCCCATTATCTTGAGTTGTTGTATAAGGTCTGTATTGTTGTTCACTACTGGGGTTCCCGTCAGTTCCAAGATATATTCTTTGCCTTTACATATTCCTTCTATGAACTTGGATTGCTGGGTCTTGGTGGATTTGCACTTGTGTGATTCGTCAATGACTACGGATTTGAATAACGATATTCGCGGGTCAAACTCAATGGATTTCATGGTAAACCGTGCATCCTCCTTTACTTTAAGTACAAAAAACTTTTTCAATGATTCATAATTTGTTATGAATATGTTGCAGCATTTAGTCTCAAAGAAACGGTGCCAGCTGGCTTTATTGCGATCATCCAGAATCATGGCATTTTTTCCGGCAAATTTCTTAAATTCACGTTGCCAGTTTATTTTCAATGCGGCCGGACAAATGACAAGGCACGGATACGCTTTTGCTATCGTAACCGTGCCTATTGCCTGTAATGTCTTTCCCAGTCCCGGTTGGTCCCCGAATATGCACCGCTTGTGCTGTAGCGCATAAGCGATGCCTTCTTTCTGATATTCGTACGGTTCCAACAGCAATTCGTGTGGAACCGTAAGTTTTGGAAGGTCGGGAATAGTATAGTCATTATACTCTCTTGTTGTCACTTTGTGCTGTACCCGGCTGCATATCCTTGTCTGTACCGCCCAATCTGCCATCATCCTCACGTATTCCTTATCTTGTAGAGATACCTTCCAAGCTTTTTCGTCAGCGATATAGGCTGCCCGGATATTCTGTTTTACACTTGGAATCCGTTTGACTAGCTCCACTAATCTTGGATGGTATGGGAAGGCTAGTTTGAAGCAGTTGGGGGTAGTAGTTACGCAAAATGGGGACGGCGGTATCATGATGCAAGTTGTTTGACTTTACGTGGTTTACGTGATTTAATTTTCTTTCCGTTCATTATTATGTCAACCCCTGCATCATTCATAGCCTGCTGGAATTCCGCAACCTCTTGATTGAAGTCTGTACCGGCTTCTGGAATGGCGTCCGGTTGTACGTCTGCGTTCGCCGTGTCTTCCTCAAACGGAAGTTCCTGTTGTACAATTCGCCATTTTTTGTTGAACAGATACTCTTTGACTTCGAACTCACAGGATTGGATTTCCTGTTCCAGCTCGAAGGCATTGATATACGATTCATTCTCATTATTGAACATGGTGAACGGAGCGCATAGGTTCAGAACTTTTCCTGTTTTGAGAAAACGTTTGGCTACCAGAGTAACCCCTTCATTATCTCCATCTCCGCCAATGGAATATCCTGTAACGTCAAGCACCTGTCCTATGATATCAGGCACTTCATCTACTGATTCTATACCGTCCACTTCTTTCTGTTCTGTAAGCAAAGCGGCGTGGGGATTCAGCTTGCTGAACGCATTGATAAGGTCTGATGTTACCAGGTTCTTGCCTTCTACGGTGGTTGTACCATTCTCATCCTTGTAGGTGGCCACCAAGGTACTGTCCTTGGTGATTTTAGCTTTTATGATCTTCATTATCTTCTATATTTATATTCGTTGACAAATTCGTTATAATAACGGTCTTCCGGAAGGGGAAGTGTTATTCCCAGTTCCGTGGCTGCATCTGCTTTGACCTTATTCAAAAAGTCCGTCATTTGCAGTGTGTTCAGTTTCGATGTGCTTCCGGCTATGACCGTTTCTTTTCCTTTGATAATGGTTGTCCTTCGTAGATATAGGTTGCAGTAATAATCGTGTACGTCCTGTTTGTCCGTTCCTGTTTCCTGTTCGATACAGGTAAACCAAAGCCACATCAGGGCGTTTTGACTTAATGTGCGCGGCTCTGTGTAACGTTCGATAATTAACCTGTAACGACCGTTACGGAGCTGCGAGCACATGAAATCAAAGGACTTGTTCAGTGTTACCACACCTTTTTCTTTTATAAGGATAGCTTCTTGTGCCATTATTCCAGTCCGAAAATCTTCTTGTCCGTGATAGATTCTCTATTAGCTTCCAAAAACTCTATGAAATGTTCTACGTGTGCCGTGAGCAGTTTCACTGTCTGTTCGTGATTGTAAGTATAATATTCCGGATATTGCGTACCACTGATAAGCGGTGTGCGGCTGGTACCGCCTTTCAGCGCATAAGCCGTAAACTCAAATGCCTTTATGTTTTCCATCTGACCGGAAGCAATTAGGCAATAAGGGTAGACATGGCGCTGCCACCCGTGGGCGTATTTGCCGAACTCGTATTTAGATGTGGATTTTATGTCATAAACAACATCCTTTCGGAGTTCGTCGATAAATCCGTATAACTCCACATTTCCGTACTGGGTAGGAAGAATGGCGGATACATAGACCTGACTTAATGAGCCTTTGAAATACTCTGCCTGTTCTATACACCATTGTCTGTCGAAAAGGAAATGCCGTGCAGGTGCGATATCCGTTGCGGGGAAAGCTACTTGTATAGTATTGGTTTCCTTATCGCCAATGATGGAGTAGGGGGAACGCTCTGTCGGCACGTGATTTTCGCAATGGACATAGCAGTCAATGATAGCATTGAAGGCTGTTCCCTTGTCGGCTGCTTCACTCTCAAACGGTACACGGTTGATAGCATCCAGAAGGTCTTGTTTCAGGCTCTCTTCGATTTCTTTCGGAGAGCGTTTATACTCTCCGGTTTCATTATCAATGTTCCAGAAGTTTTCCACTTCTTCATCAGCTCTCAGATACTTGTCGAATTTGTCAAGTAATGAGGGATAGATTCTATAACTAGGCTGCTTCATATATTTTTTTTACTTTGTCGAATTTCAACCCTAATTCCTTGCATCTTTTATTCAGTAGCATACCTGCTTGTAATTTGCTGTCGAAGATATGCTGCAGGCTCTCCAGTGATTGTTTCACTTCGTTGGCCGTGTCCGCATCCGCTACCATGGCTATCTGTTCCTTGATAACTTCCATAAGACCTTCATATTCGGAGGACAGTTCTGCCTGTTTTTCCTGATAGGTCTGATAAGTGTTTACAATCTTTGTCATAAAGTCGTTCGGCCCGGTGATTGTACCTTCTGCATTAATGATAACTGGTAGCTTTATGCGTGCCGGAAGATTGCAGGTATTCTTACCGTAGAATTTCTCGCACGGATCAAAAGAGATGGTTCTGTCCTTACCTATGGCTTCCATATAGCCTACAAGATCAAGCTCTTTAATCAGGTCACCGGCAGAAGAACCTCCGATTTCCGGGCGTATCTGTTTGTCCTCTCCGTTCTTTTCCTCGCGTTCATGGGCTACGAATATTACTGATTTACCCATTAGTGTGACTTGGTTTACGAAGTTGATGAACATATTCTTTCGTACTCCATATCCTTGCAGGGACAGTGTGCCATCCGCTTTCTTCATTTTGGGATTGTTTTTCATTATATATTTATCCATGAAGGATAACATTTTTCCTGCCGTATCAATAACGATGGTCTTGTATTCGGCAATTTCTCCGCTCGTAAGAACTTCATCCACCTCTTCCCATTTGGAAATTTGTACGGTGTCTACACGGTGGGCTGCATTCACACGGTGAACGCCACCGTCAAAGTCCAGGAGTAGTGGCTGGGGAGAGCTTAACGCCAGTGTGGTCTTTCCCATACCAGGTTGTCCGTAGATTAATGCCGACAGGGCATTCTTAACTGTCAGTTCGTTAGGTTTTTTGATAAGTCCCATAATCAATAATTTTTAGTGGTTAATAAATGAGTTAAAAAAAATAGTTCCCGGATAGTCGGCCAGGACACACCGGGATAAATAAGGATATAGAATATAACATATAAAGAGGGCTCTCACCTCACGCTGTCCTTTCCAGCGGCTTTGGGTTAAATTATTATCTAACAAATTGCTCTCTGCTTCACTGCCTTGAAGTCTCTAACATGGCTACGTTTAAAGGGTGTACGGCTCCCTCTCTTTGGGTGTGGGTAATACAGGATTCGAACCTGTATCTGTATTCCTCCTGAAAACAATCACAAACCGTCTGAACGTAAAGAAAAAAGTGAATACCGCTTTTCCATTAAGCTAATTACCCGTGTGGCTTATGCCACTTTCTTTTTTAATTTTCTAGGCTTCCTTGGCATTTTGACCTGTGCATAACGCAGGACATCACTGGCATTGCAGAACCATTTCCCGTTTTGTGCGCATGTAGGCTTGTCGGAACGTATTTTGTTTTCTTCGATCAGTCTGATAAGCCTTCCTATGCCTCCAACTATTTTGGCCGCTTCTCTTTTACCGAATGTATGAGTGTCCATGATGGCTAGGATGTCTGCTAGCCGTGCTTCTGCCGTTCCATCAAATAAGATGGATGTCCGTAGTTGGTTGTTAACTGTATAGTTCATAATCTGAATCTGTTTTTGTTCGTCTTGTTCTTGATACTTGGGTGGTTCTTGTCTTTGCTCTGCTGCATTGTCTCATGTCGGGATGAAAATCCAATGCGGCAATGACAAGGAACAGGATGGAGAAGAATAGCTCAAGCCCGTGTTTACGTATCTCTTTTATATCGAAGTTGATCTTCATGCGCTCACAGAACATGTATAATACAAGCTCGGTATCTTTGGAAATACCCAGCTTTTTGTATATATCCCGCTTCTGTGCTTTGATGGTCCATTCCGAGCGTTGCAGACTGTCGGCTACTTCCTTGTCGGCCAAACCCTTGCAATATTGTTCGGCGACAAGATGCTCGCGCTCTGATAGCGTAATCATGACACACGCTGGATTTTGAACTCTCCGCGCTTGCGGTCAACCTCTCCTGTTCGTTTCCAATCGGCATTTTCTACACACATCTCCAATCTTAGTCTGGAAATGGTTGTGTTGACGGAAGATATCGCACGCACAGGGAACACAACGATATCACCTACCTTCATCGCTCTCAATGTGGCCGCCCAATTTTCTGTTACTTTTACCATATTACTTCAATTTAGCGAGTTTAACAATGTTGTCTAGAGCATTAATGCTGCTTTCGTGTCGTGCCTGTAGGCGGGTGAACGAATCGAACCACATGTCGCTCTGTTCCTTGACTTCTTTAAGGTCTTGTTCCAGTTCTTGTACACGTCTTACAAGGTCTTCGTGTGTCATGCTTTGTAATTCTTCTACTGTTGTCATAGCTTTATTTTTTTTGATTTTCAATATTGTCAAGTTCGTTGCTTATCACTAGTAATGTGGCGGTGAATGATGCTGCCGCCACCCAAAACCATGCGTCCATGTTCTGCATGGTAAGAAGGAGCATTAGAAAGGATGCTCCACAGATGGAAATCATTGTTTTCATTTATAAGTATATAGATCTTGCAAAATCATTCTTTGCTATTTTATCATACCAATAATCCTCTTCATTTTCATCATAGGATTGGGGCTCTATTGTCACGTTCCTTTTAATCTTGTCTTTGTGACTTATTACATCATCCAGTGCTCTAATTGCTTTCCTCAACATTTCCGCATTGGATATCCTTCTACGCTTCATGAGTTTCATTAGATAGTACATCTCTCTTTCACCTTTGATCTCAACTAATAATGCCCTGTTGTTAGGATTTGCCGTAAAAGGATATGCTGGCTGTTTTATCAGTCTATAAAGGCTGAACACTTTTCCTATCATGGAGTCGTCCAAAGCTCTTTCTTTTTTCGAAACACAAGACGCTCTCAGCGTAATCCTTATCAAATCACATACATTCATACCGTTTTGGATCGCGTAACTATTTATCATTTGGTATATTTCTTCCGGGATAACAGTTTGTAACCTAACGGCTCTGTCATACTTTGCTTTTGGATTTTTCATATATGCTATCCTTTTGCACATTCTGTCCAACAGTCTGTCAGGAGCATTATAGAAAGCTGTAACTGCATGGTAATATATTTCGTTTCTGAACCGATAACCACTCTTGCTCATGTTGAGGGCAACGGCGTTTTTCAAGTCTACAGGTATTGCCCCGATAGAATAATATACATACTTATTAGGGGTATTGTATTCTTTACCATATTTCCAGACTTTCATTGCAATACTTTCACAAGGTTTTCCGCATATATGAGCGATGTAATTAGATAATAGGTAGCACATTATTTCAACTCTGTAGGCTTTGTTACGGTATAAAGAGAATTTTAACATGATTTTTTCTCTTTCTTCTTTTGTCATGTAAAGAGTCAGACATGAAATTTGATTTTCCTTTCCGCCCTTCCAGCCTTTCGGCATTATCGAAAGGTTGATTTCTTTGTTTAATCTAATTAGGTTTCTCATAAGTAGATATTATTAGTTTGTGCCCCGATAACCTCTCTCTGGTCTTCCCACCGGAGTTGTCAGCTACTGTTCTTCACTGCATAACCGTTCGGGGCATGATCGCCCTTACTTCGCCCGGCTGCTTGCATCGACCTTGTTACAGGCTGCTTGCTTCGACCGTTAGTTCTCGCGTCCTCTATGCTGGGATTGAGGGTAAGCGCCAGTATCGCTTTCTGGAACGGATTGCTAAGGGCAATCACTCCATGTAGTTCCTGCCATACCTTTTACGGATTGTTTCCGGTATCGAGACCGGACAGGATAATCCTGATTAATGTCCTTATTAATCTCCGCAGTACTGGGAGCCTAAATATCCACGGCTGTTGGAGTTGTAGCAGTCTGACCATTCGGCTTTGAAAGTGACTTTTTCTGCTTTGACCGGAGTGAACACTTTGTTGTTTCTTTCTTCCTGTTGTCTTGCCAGCTCTTCCTGCATTGTAACATTCAGTTTTGCCAGTTTCCATGTTGATTTCAGAACTTCACCGAAGGTCTTGCCTTGTTTCTTGCCTACATACTTGTAAGTTCTGTGGGCATCTCTCATAATCTGTCGTAAATCGAATCTTTTCATTGTCTTACCTCTTTTTAGTTAGTCAATATTTTTGCACTTCCGAACTATTTTTCGTTCCTTTGTGCTGTTGTTTATTGTTTGATGTTGCAAAGATACTAACATCACTGATATATCAATGATATTAGCCTATAAATATCACTGATATTAACTTTAATTATCATTATAGGCTTAATATATTAGTGATATGTACGATTTGAAAGGATTTAGACAGGCTTTTAATCTTACTCAAAAGCAATTGGCAGAGATTCTAAAATGTCAGCAGTCAAATATCTCTGGAATGGAAAAGACTATGAGAGACTTAGAACCGATACAAAAAAAAAGGCTGGAAGAAGCATACGGTTCTGAGTCCGTGGCTAAATTTGTTGTATCTTCTTTTTTGGAAAGTACGATAAATGATAGTCGAAACAAAGGGGATATGGGAGGCTACACCACATATCTTCTTCCCATGTCAGCTATGGGAGGAACACTTACGGGTTTTGCGGCTCCAGGCGCAATGCTCCAAAATTGTGAGGCTATAATTTCACCCATTGAAGATGTAGACTTTGCCATTACAGTATATGGAGATAGCATGGCACCTGAATACCCCTCAGGTTCCCGTATTTTGATAAAGAAGATAAACCCCAATATCTTTATAGACTGGGGTAAAACATACGTTTTGGATACTGCAAATGGGGTTATAGTAAAGGAACTCCATGAATGCAAGGGTAAGGAAGGTTATGTGAAATGCCATTCGGTAAACCCGGATCCGAAATTCTCGGACTTTGACGTTCCTTTGTCAGAGGTGTACGGCGTGTATCGAGTACTTATGTGTATGTCGGCAAAATAACAAGTGAAAGCAATCTGTATAATAAACTTTTAATATAAAATACTATGGATTTTAAAGATGCAATTAAACAACTCGCAGACAGAGTTGGAAAATTAAAAGATAACATTCAAACAGAAGAAGCAACAAAGAACGCTTTTATCATGCCTTTTATAAATGCTTTGGGATATGATGTCTTTAACCCGTTGGAAGTATTGCCAGAAATGACTTGTGATATTGGTACAAAAAAGGGAGAAAAGATTGATTATGCCATAATGAAGGACGATCAGCCTATCTTGCTTATTGAATGTAAACACTGGAAGCAGGATTTGAATCTTCACGACAATCAACTATTGCGTTATTTCAATGTTTCAAAGGCTAAGTTTGGATTATTGACTAATGGTATTATTTATCGTTTTTATACAGATTTGAAAGAACCCAATATAATGGATGATAAACCATTCTTGGAAGTGGACATAACGGATTTGAGGGATAATCAAATTGAAGAGTTGAAGAAATTTCATAAATCGTACTTTGACGTAGACAATATACTAAACTCAGCCAGTGAATTAAAGTATATGGGAGAATTGAAGGCTATCATTCAGGAGGAATTTTCCTCACCGAGCACTGATTTTGTGAAAATGTTTGCGACTAAAGTATATGAAGGAAGAATGTTGCAAAATATAATCGATCAGTTTACCCCTTTGGTAAAACGTGCTATTTCTTCACATATCAATGATATCATTAATGAGCGTTTAAAAGGTGCTTTAACCGTTAGTGATTCAAAAATTGAGTCGGCTCAACCGAAGCAAACTGACACTCCGGCTGAAGAAACTCAAGCAGAAAATCAACCAGAATCAAAAGTCGTTACTACAGAAGAAGAACTTGATGCTTATCGTATCGTTAAGGCAATCTGTCGGAAAAAAGTGGATATATCCCGTATAGTATATCGTGATGCTCAAACATACTTTAGCGTTTTGCTTGATGACAACAATAGAAAGCCTATTTGTCGTATGTATTTCAATACAGCTACAAAATATGTGGCTACCATTGATGAAAATAAGAAAGATGTGAAACATGTTATTGAAAGCCTTGATGATATTTATAACTATGAGGATGAATTCTTTAAGGCGATCGATATGTACGAACATAAGGAATAGGATAAAAGTTCTAGAAGATTAATTAAAGATAATTGCAGCATTAGCAAATGTATTGTTAGTGCTGCAATGTGAATATTGGAGTTTTATTATATATGGTTCAAAGCATATATGACTGTTCGTGTCAGTGGAAAAATCAAAAACACTGTAGGCTTTCCCCTTCATGCAAAGGGTGGGGATGTCGGTTTTTGACTACACCTATCGAAGAGATCCCAGCTACAATCCAGGAGAAAGCAAAGCTCTTTTCCAGAGTGTATCGGGAAGCGAAGCAAAAGGGAGTGCTGGAATGCCCGCACTACCGATCAATTTTCATAGATGAGGTGCTGGCCAATTTGCCGAAGGGTGAAGTGTGTTAAATAAATGGTTTATGTTATTGTTTATTGTTTGATTTTCGTATATTTGCAATAAATCTTAATTTGAATGGGAAGTTGGAGTGAACAACAGGAAGTAAAGAAAGAAGTCAAGGAAAAGGACAAGGTAAGACGGGAAAAACTTGCCGGGTTGTTTTTTGATTTAGCAAAACTTTCATTTGCCGGACTTGTTGTAGGTGGAATAGTTTCCATGAAGCCTGATGTAGATATAACTCTTGACATATACAGGGTTATTATAGGTGGAATCTCTACCATCATTTTTATTAGAATAGGAAATACAATTTTAAAATAAAGTGGATTATGGACATGTTAAGTTTAGTATATACAATAAGTGCTGTTGTAGGTGGTGGATTTTTGGTGTGGCTTAACACAAAATCCGGGAAAAAATGGCTCGCAAATCTATAG